TCATCACAAGCAGTTCCACTACACCGAAGGTGGACAACGCATGGAAGCCATCAACCAGAACCCAATTAAGTGGCCTGTGTTTGCTGACTGCTCAGCGTTCGTAACTCTTTGCTACAACCACGCTGGCGCACCAGACCCTAACGGTCTTGGCTATGACGGCGAAGGCTACACCGGCACACTGCTGGGTCACGGTACAAAGATTCCACTTGCTCAGGTACAGCCTGGCGACGTTATCGTGTACGGTCCTGGAACTGGCTGGCACACAGCGCTTGTTGTTGACGTGTCTGGTGCTAACGCTCAGAACCCTTTAACAATTTCCCACGGTCAAGAAGGCGACCCTTCGTACTGTCACGTATCACAAGACGGACGACTCCCACAGACCTACCTACGCTTTAACACCAACCAACTGAACGCAACTTCAGCGCACCCCGTTCCGACCGCATGAACTGGAATAGCCTTGCCAGCGTTGCACAAGTACTAGCAGTATTTGTTTTCCCCATTATCTTTTTTGTTGGCCGTATTGTTTGGAAGAAAGTGAAATCTGAGTTGTCGCCAAATCACGGTAGTTCACTGAGGGATGCCGTGGACCGCATCGAGAAAGCAGTTTTTGAAATCATTGACGAGCAGAAAAAAAACAAGAAAGCCATTAAGCGTGTCGCTAAAGAACTTGAAACCCACCTTAATGAACTTGAATACGAATAAAAAACGCACGTTTGGAGAAAAGTGTGCTGACCTTATGCGTCATGGCATGGGTACCTGGACATTTCTTATTGTGTTCTGCACCGCTATGGTGCTGTGGATTCTGTCTGCTGGTTTCGGCATTGACCCTGCGCCATTCTTCAGACTTAACCTAGTGCTTTCTATGGTGGCTGGTCTACAAGGTTCAGTGTTGCTTATCTCAGCCAAGCGAGCAGACCGTATCTCTGACGAGATGCAAAAGAAAGACACCGAACACTCGGTCAAGGATTACCAACTAGACCTAGAGACACATGCTCTGGTTCAAGAAATACACGAATTACTAAAGGACAAAGAATGAAGATAGCATTACTCGCAGCCTTATCGCTTGGCGTTGCCAACGTATTCTCTGTGCTTATGGTTCAGGCAGAAGCACGAGGCAGGCCACACGTTGCAGGCATGACCGAGGTGGGCTACTGGCTTGCCAACATCTTCTGCATTAAGACAGCAGTCAGTCATTTCACTTGGCAACTGGTTTGCTTTTGTCTTGTATCTGCATACATCAGCACTTACTTTGCTACACGTCACGGTCACGAAAACATTGAGGACATTACGGACGTGCGTCAGGATTACGATTTAGCGGCACTAGAAGAACGTGTCGATTACCTAGAGGGAAAAGATGAATCCAGGTGACCTTGTATTTTGTTCAACCAAAGGAATTATTGGTAAGAGTATCAGATGGGCACAACACTTTATGCCCGACTCAGAATACTCAAAGTGGAATCACGTTGCCATTTTGGATAGATACGTGGACGGTAAGTGGTACCTCATTCAAGCGCAACCTAAAGGTATTACCGACAACTTAACTCTCGATGAATCTGCTTTTGGTGGCACGTTCGAGGTAGTGGAACTACCGAGAACAACGAACCGAGACCTTGTGTTGAGGTTCGCTCGCTCTCAGGTGGGCTTGAAATACAGTTATCTTAGCATACTTTCATGTGCCCTTGATAACTTTCTTCCAGACGCTATTTGTCTACGTAAATCCCGTACTTGGATTTGTTCTGGATTAGTAGCCGGTGCTTTGTGGTATGGAGGGTTCCCCAAAGCAATGCAATGGCCCGACTTGTACTCGATTACCCCTGCTGAGGTGGCAAACGCAGTAACAGAAAGATAAATTACATTATTGTTGTTTGTTGCTAACTTGTGTGTTAGAATGCTGAAAGGCGGACTAAACAAGGAGAATTACCTTGCAGGCACCAACAACACACGTAATTATTCCAGATACTCAGGCTAAGGCTGGAGTACCAACAGACCATCTTAAATGGATTGGTCAATACATTGTGGACGAGTTCCACGATAAACCTATTAAAATTATTCACTTAGGTGACCACGCAGACATGCCGTCTTTGTCCATGTATGACAAAGGCAAGAAGGCTATGGAGGGTCGCCGTTACAAACAGGACATAGAAGCAGCCAATGAAGCATGGAGAATACTTAATCAAGCCCTCACGGACTTCAATGCGAATCGTCGTAAGACCAGGCACGGTAAATGGAACCCTGAGAGGCACATCCTCCTTGGCAACCACGAAGATAGAATCAACCGTGCTGTCTCAATGGATGCACAACTTGAAGGAGTTGTTACCACAGACCACCTCGACTACGAGCGAAGCGGATGGCAAGTAAGTAATTACTTAGAAATTCTATGGATAGATGGCGTAGCCTACAGTCACTACTTCTATAACCCAATGACAGGCAAGCCACTAGGAGGCACCGTTGAAGCGAGACTTAAGTCCATTGGCCATAGTTTCACGATGGGTCACCAACAGACGCTCGCATACGGGCTTAGATTCGTCGCTGGCAAGAGCCAACATGGCCTTGTTGCGGGCGCATGTTACCTCCATGATGAGGACTACAAGGGGCCGCAGGGGAACGCACACTGGCGAGGAATAGTAGTTAAGCACGAGGTGCGTGACGGTAGTTACGACCCGATGTTCGTCAGCCTTGACTACCTGTGCCGACGCTACGAAAAGATGCCACTGGTGCAGTTCATGAAGAAGAAGTACCCAAACGTAGAATACTCATTTTAATGTGGTCATTCATTCTTGAAGGCGTTGGTATGACCGGTGCGTATCTTGCCGGACGCAAGGTGTGGTGGTCGTGGATTATACTTATTGTTAATGCTTTTTTGTGGACTATTTACGGTTTTCACACGCATCAATACGGGTTCTGCCTTGCAAGTTTGTTTTATGGTCCTATTTACTTAAAGAACACAATACATTGGAGGAAACGTGATAAGCATATTCACACCGAGTCACGACCCTAGGTACCTTAACGACTGTTACAAGTCGCTGAAGGAACAGACCAATGAGAACTGGGAATGGGTAGTTCTGCTCAATGGTGAAGCCATTTGGGAGAAGCCACAAGATGACCGTGTGAAACTGGTCTACGCTGATTCAAGCCTGACTGGCGTTGGTGCCCTAAAGCGTGAGGCCGTGTCTTTATGTACCGGTGACATCCTGCTGGAACTGGACCACGACGACATGCTGATGCCTACCGCCCTTATGGACGTGGAGTACGTGTTCGACAACATGCCTGAAGTTGGCTTTGTCTATTCTGACACCGCTCAGGTCCTTGGAGATGGCAAGCCTGACATGGTGCCACCTTTCGATGCAGAGTACGGGTGGAAGTACTACAACGAGGAAGGCTACCTAGGCGCCCTATCCTTTGAACCCTACCCCCACAACGTGTCATATATTTGGTTTGCTCCCAACCACTTAAGGGCGTTCCGGAGTGCCCTATACGCCAAAATAGAGGGGTATCGTGTTAATCTAGAGATACTAGACGACCAGGACATAATGTCTCAGTTCTACAAGGTCACCAAGTTCTACCACATTCCTGAGATTTTGTATCTTCAGCGTGTCCATTCTAACAACACTCAGAAGGTAAGAAATTCAGACATTCAGGTTGGCACAGTGGACATGTACTACAGGACTATTCAGGACCACGCCTTAGCCTGGTCTAAGAATCAGGGTCTTCTAGCCCTTGACCTAGGTGCACACCACAACAAGGCTGAGGGATTCCTTGGCGTTGACTTGCGCCCTGGTGAAGGCGTCGACTACGTGGGTGACATCTTTGACATGGACATTGCCGACAACAGCGTCGGCGTTATCCGTGCGTACGACTTCATGGAACACCTACCCGACAAGACAGCGTTCATGGAATGGTGCTACGACAAGTTGGCACACGGTGGCATGTTGCTATCTATGACCCCAAGCAGTGATGGACGTGGTGCGTTCCAAGACCCGACACACATTGCGTTCTGGAACGAGAACTCTTTCTGGTACTACACAGACAAGAAGTACTCGGATTTCATTGATTTCAAGTGCAGGTTCCAACAGTCAGCATTACGTAGTTTCTTTCCAAGCGACTGGCATCGAGAGAGCCACATACCTTACGTTCAGGCCAACCTTATTGCAGTAAAGCAGAAGACACACGATTTTGGAGGGTTGTTAAATATATGAGTTACGCAACGATTGTTAACAAAGAAACAGGCGAAGTCGTCATGAAGCACAAGGGTGACTTCCGTGGTTACAAATGCGAAGTTTGTAGAACTCAGCGTTCTATTTATGGTCTTCAAGAAATTATGGACCACCTTATTGACTACCACGATGAGATTAAAATAGATTCGATTTGACAAGACCTTCTAGAGTTGCTACTCTTATTGGACTCTAGGAAGGAGTTGTATGAATCAAATTTATAATCCAGTTATAACCAGTTTGCTGGTTGAGGAACTGCACCTTAAATCACAGGTGCCAAAGCCAACGGCTAAAGGCACACCTTTGCGTTACTCATCCACATTTTCTTGTGGCCGTCAACAAGGGTATGCTGCTTTTGACGCCGACCCAACAGAACCGATGGACGAATCAGGGGCATGGGTTACTGGCCTTGGCACCATTATTCACGAAGCGCTACAAGAAGCAATTGGTCGACGTTTTCCATCAGCCCAATTTGAAGTCCCATCCATGATAGGAGATTTTCTATCAGGTTCATGTGACGCTCTTATTGACACCAACGATGTTGGCTCTGTGTACGGTGGCACCCATGTTCTTTACGAACTTAAAACCATGGGTACTTACGCCTTTGACAAGCAGGTTGGGTGGAACCGTATGCGTGGGACTATGGGGGTCGCTAACGGGCC